CAAAAAAGAGCTTGTTAAAAATGGCTATTTAATTGTTCACAGAAGAACCTCTGCTAATCTCTATGAACTAAGAGTTCCTAAAAAAGAAGTGTTACCCCTATCAACTGGTGGGTATGACACTAACCAAATTTTGCTTAACATTAAGAAGGGTAAGACTAACTCTTATAATACTAATAAAGGATTCAAGAAGTTAAAAGGGTTTAAGGGATAAGTTAATGAGAACTCCCCCCACTTCTCTGCAATACTTCTTTAAAGGTAAACCATTACAACCTATTCGAAATAACAATTATAGCCAGGTTGAAAAGATTGAAATAATTAATCAGCTTTGGTCTGACTATCATGCTGGTATGTTAAAATCAGATATTCTTGTTATTATTGTTTTAGACAAACTTTTTCCAATTTATACTGCTCAACTAATTTTAAATGATATGATGGAAAAGAAAATCTTAAAAAAGAATCCATTTACAAACACAACTAATCTAATTTTCAAAAAAAAAGGTATTTTTGAATGGTAGAACCATATATTGTGTGTTATAGAAATTTATGCACTATAGATCCCTTCTGTAGGCATATTTTGTAGCTACAACGCTGGGCAAGGTCTTAATTTCCCTTTCTACCTTGCTCAGCACTTAAATTTGGAGCTTTAAAGGGTATGTTTGGAGTATTATATGGCTGGAAGACCTAGAAAATTAAATGCTAAGTTAGAATCAGAGATTCTTGAATTAATTTCGGATGGAAAGACTCTAAGAGAGACGTTTGCTGAAATTGAAGGATATACCTGGCAATCTTTTCGTAAAGAATTGTTGCTTTCGGATTCTTTAATGACAAAATATGTAAAATCAAAAGAATTAGCTGTTGATGTAAAATTAAGTGAACTAGAAGATAAAAGAAAAGAGTTAGAAGCTAAAATAGAGTCAGGTGATATAGATGGTAAAGCTGGACAGAACTTAACTAACATTTATAAGATCTTAGTAGCCAATACTCAATGGTCAGCGTCTAAATTAAGTGCAAAAAGGTATTCTAAACAAGCTGAGCTTACAATAAAAGGTGATTCTGCATCTCCTTTAGTCATTAGTTGGGATTCAAAAGATTAAATAAGCTAATGTTTATGTAGAGAGTTGGTATTTCTTGCACAAACAAAAAGAAATATATACATACAAGAAAAAAGGTGTGTCTTTTATGCAACAGTTGCAAAAATATCACAATAAATTACAAGCATTTCCTATAACGTTTAATTATCGGAAGTTTTGTATCAATAACAAATAATTATCACTTGTAATAAAATTGTGTCGTTTAACTTGTATAACACTAGGGGTGGGGGTTCTGAATCGGCATACCCCACTTTAGAGTTGTGGGTGTAGAAAAATAACGATAGAAGGTATAAACGTATAAAATGGATAATCTCTTATTAAAAACAATGATCCTTATAATGGAGGATAAAGTTACTGGGAAACCAGTTGTCATTTCTAGTTTTCATGGCTTTGAAACAGAAGAAGATGCAATAGATTTTTCTAATCACTTAAAAGAAACTATGTTAGATGAAATGGTTTATGAGAATCCAAAACAAACTTTACATTAGGAATTTTACTTTTTAATGCCACAAATAGTAATTCCTTATGCTCCAAGAGATATTCAAAAATTTTTACATAAAAAATGTGATGTGAACAGATTTAATGTAATCATAGTTCACAGGAGAGGTGGTAAAACTGTCTTTGCAATAAATCATTTAATCAGAGCTGCACTAACTAACAAAAAACCCTATCCTAGATATGCCTTTCTTTCGCCTTATAGGCTTCAAGGAAAAAGTACGGCATGGGATTACATGAAACAATTTTCAGCAGCAGTTCCTGGCACTAAATTTAATGAGTCAGAATTAAGGGTAGATTTTTCCGTAAACAATTCAAGAATACAAATTATAGGTGCAGAAAATAGTGCTGCAATTAGAGGTCAATATTTTGATGGAGTAATAGTAGATGAGACTCAGAATATAAGTCCTGATTTATTTGATGCTGTTTTGCGACCTTGCCTATCTGACCGAAAAGGATTTGCTATTTTTATAGGTACGCCAATGGGAAGAAATTGGTTTTTTGAGTTACATGAAAAAGCCAAAGTAAATAAAGATTGGTTTACTTGTAAATTTAAAGCTAGTGAAACAAAAATTATACCAAAAGAAGAATTGGATGCTGCTAAAACAACTATGTCTCCTGATTCATATTTACAAGAATTTGAGTGTTCGTTTCAAGCTGGTGTGTCAGGATCTTACTATGGTGGCGTTATGGAAGAATTAGAAAAGAAAGAAAGAATTAAAGATTTTGAAATTGACCTAAGTTTAGATGTGGAAACATGGTGGGATTTAGGCATGAATGATTCAACTGTAATTACCTTTGCTCAAAGGAGAAAAGATGAGGTAAGGATCATTGATTGCTATGAGAACTCAAGTGAAGGATTAGAGCATTATGCTAATGTACTAGATGAAAAACCTTATACCTATTCTAAGCATATCGCACCCCATGATATAAGAGTTAGAGAGATTGGAACTAACAAATCAAGATGGGAGACAGCAAAAGAATTAGGAATAGAATTTGAGGTTGCTCCAAAATTAAGTATTGAAGATGGAATAGAGCAAACAAGAAGATTATTGCCAAAATGCTATTTTCATAAAAGTAATTGCAAAACGCTTGTAGAAGCGTTAAAAAGCTATAGTAAAAGATGGGATAGTAAAAATAACTGTTTCAGAAACAAACCTACTCATAATTGGGCTTCGCATTTTTGTGATAGTATTCGTTACGGAGCTGTGGTAGAGCCAATAGAAAGAAGTGATTGGAAAAAACCAATAAAGATTAATACGAATTACATAGTATAATATGGCAAAGAAAAAAAACATTGAATTTTCAAATCCAATTTTAAGATCAATTCTTTCTAATCAAATACAGAACGCTGTAGGATTTTTAGGTGGAGAGTTATCTGAATCAAGAAGAAAATCCTTAGAGTATTATTTAGGAGATAGATTAGGAACTGAAATTGACGGAAGATCACAAGTAGTCTCTACAGATGTAGCAGACACTATTGAGTCTATGCTTCCAGGTTTATTAAAAGTTTTTACAGCAAGTGATAAAGTCGTAAGTTGCGAACCTGTAACTGGCGAAGATGTTGGTATTGCCGAACAGGCTACTGCTTATTTAAATCATGTTTTTTATAAAGACAATCCAGGTTTCAAATTATTATATAATTTTTTTAAAGATGCTCTAATAGAAAAAAATGGTTTCTTAAAAGTTTACTTTGATGAGACAGAAACAGTAGAACATGAAACTTATAAAAATTTAACGATTGCTGAAAAAGATGCTTTGCTTGACACTAAAGATGATATTGAACTTGTAGAAGAAGAAATTATTGAAGACGAAGTAGCAGCAGAACAAATTGAATTTGGTAAAGCAGAAGCTGAAGCTAGAGGTTTAGATATTTCTCAAGTAGTATTTCCTGATCCTGTTTTATATAACTGTAAAATTAAAAGAATTTCAAAAACAGGTAAAGTAAAAATTGAGTCTATACCACCTGAAGAATTTTTAATTAATCGTACTGCAAAGACGATTGATGATGCAGACTTTGTTTCTCATAAAGTTTTAATGACAAGATCAGATATAGTTCAAATGGGTTTTCCCCAAGAAGAAGTTGATCTATTACCTAGAACGGAAAACGATATTTTTAATCAAGATCAAATCATAAGAAATCAAAACATTAGTAATTTTCAAACTAATATTGCAACAGACAGTTCTACAGAAAAAGTTTTAGTTTATGAGTCTTATATTAAATATGATTATGATGAAGATGGTATAGCAGAATTAAGAAAAGTTATATCAGCAGGTGATGATGGGTTTAAAGTTTTATCAAACGAACCTTGTGACGGAGTGCCTTTTGTTTCAGTAACACCTATTCCAATGCCACATAGATTCTACGGTAGATCAATCGCAGAATTAGTAGAGGACATTCAATTAATGAAATCTACTGTTATGAGACAGTTGTTAGACAATATGTATTTAACAAATAATAACAGAGTTGCGATCATGGATGGT